TTCTTGTTTTTTCTTATAGATGTGACTGCCAGCGTTTACTGCAAGTTTAAGTGCGCTTAATATTGGAAATGCCATAATTAATTACCTCTTGGTTTCATCATAGCTAATCGTTCTCTTGCTTCATTAGCTATTTCTTGTTTTTCAATAGAAGTTTCAGCTCTTAATTCAGCTAATTCTTCGTTTTGATCTAGTTTTTCATCTTGATTTTGTTGGTTCATCATAGCCTTCATACGGTCTAAATCCATTCGTTCTTTGCCTTCTTTTTCTTTTCTAGCGTTCTCTTGAGCCTGTAAATCTAGTTCTCTTGCTCTTAAAGCGGCAATTGGATCGTTTCCATACTGTGAACTTATCTTTTTCTCTTCTTTTGTAAAGTCTTCCATCATTTCAGAGATTAAAATCGCTTTTCTACCTTCAATTTGCTCTTGTAACATCTTCATTTGTTGTTGAAGTTGCGGATTTTGCGGATTTTGTTGCATCATTTGGCCCATTTGCGCTAATTGTGGTAATTCTTCTTTAAATTCTACCTCAATTTGCTCTTGTGCCATTAAACTTATGTGTTCAAGTATGTTTTTTTGTATTGCAGCACCAATTGGTGGTGCATTTTTTACCATATTTGTCTCCATAAAGTTTAAATGCGCTGTAATATGCGCTTGATGGTCTTGTCCAGGAAATGCTTGAAAAGGTTTTCCACCTAAAGCATCAATATGCTCTAATGCAGGGTCTTTTGGCATTGGTTGTTCTGGTTTATTTAATATTAAATCAATATCTTTTACACCTAACGCTTCATACATGTTTCTGTAGACTTCATACTGATTATGAATACCAGGATTAGAAGCTGCCAGTTGCATTTCCGTTTGAGCGAGTGATATCCGCTGCGTTTGAGAAAATATATTCGGGTCTGCAACCGGCAATATATCTATTCGGTCGTCAAAATCAGATTGTTTGATTTCCTTTTGACCGCCAACAACATCATACGGATAAACTGGAGGTAAGTAAAGTTTAAAAACTCTCGCCATCAAACCAAACTCACGTTTCATAGAAGCATATAATCTTTTATGAATCGCTGACATTGTTCTAGATCCTCTCTCCAACAACGCAACTGTTGTTCCAACCGCTGCTTGTTGGTTACCCTCTCCTACTTGCATGTCCGCTATGGATGCAAATCTTTGTCCAGCACCTACCACAACACTCATTAATTGTAATAATGTTGCTGATGGTTCTTTAAACGGTAACGGCATAAATGCGTCTCGTAGATTACCACCTGGTGCATCGACATCTCTAAACTCTCCTGGTTGAAGCGGTGCTGCTTCGTCTCTTAATTTTATACCACGCATCTTGAATCCTGATGGCTGATTCGAAAAGGTTCCGGCGTCAAGTAACGATCTTAATGCTGATGTTGCAGTTCTTGATAAACCACCAATCATATGTATCAAACCAAAACCATAGAAACCTAATCCTGGTAAAAATTTAAAATGTACAAAATAATTTATTTTTTGTTTTAAAGGATCACCTATTTCATAGTTACGTCTGATAGATAAAACCTCACGTGATCCTTCTTCTACTGTTACAATGTAAGGTAGTTTAATTCCTGTAGGTTCACCATCTTGACCTGCATCTTCAAAACCTTCAATATCTAAATGCACATGACATTCTAAAAGTGTAAACATTCTTTGGTCTCTGCCTTTGCTTAGACCTTCTAGTTCACGTTCTTTTTTTTCTGTTTCTGTTTCATTTTCTTGACCTGGTGTTAATTCAATGTCTCGATAAAAACCACCAACCTGTTGTTTTCTCAATTCGTTTTCTGACATCTTAACAACATGAATAATTGTTTCCGCATCGTCTAATGAGGTAGCCGTATACGGAACAACTAAGTCATCAGCAGGAACAAACTTAGATACTGTTCTCTGCATAATCTCATCATAATAAACTTTTTTAAAAGTTGAAC